TACGTTTTCTCTTAAAGCTTGACTTGCAGGTTTAACTTCGATAAGCTCACTTTTTTGCTTACCTGTTTTGTCAACGTAAACAATGAAAAAATCTGGAATATAAATTGTGTTTTTTCCAGTTAATGGGTTTTTATATGGTATTTTTATAGATTCTGATGCCCAGTTTATAATGTTAGGGTGAGAATCACAAAAATTCATAAATGTAAATTCCCAGCTACTCCGATAGATTGGATCTTTATTTCCAATATATTTTTTTGCATTTTTTATTCTGAAAATACCTTTAGCAAAATTAGCCATTATATAACTAAGTTTCTTTTGATTTCTGGATTAGATATCCTGTCTGATTCAAATCCTAATTTAGAGGTTTTACCACTAGTTGCATTTAATATTTTTGCAACAATAAAACTAATTCTATCTCTTGAATATGAATTCATTGTATCTAAAATTTTAAAAATATTAGTTGAATCTTTTTTTGCTTGATTTAATAAAATTTGAGTAATACTTTTTGCAGCTACGTCATCAAACCCTTTTTTCTTAAACCAACTAAAAACAGTATCAAATTCATTCGCAGAAACTGTTAAGTTCTCTGAAAAATAATTATTAAAAAACTCTACAGTTTTTGATTCTGATAAATTTTTATTATTAGAATAAGTGCTCATAGTATTCCTTTATGGTATCAATAACCCGCCTAATCCACCTAATCCACCTGTACCTAGTTCGTCAACAATATTACCTATTACTTCTGCTGCGATTTGGTCACCACGAGGAAGATCATTTAATTGTCCTAAAAGATTAATTCCTGCTATGGCGGCTGCAGCAGGACTACTAAATCCGCTTCCCGCTGCACTAAAATCAAATAAATCTGGTTCTCCTGGTAAAATTAAATCGGTTATGAAGCCAGCTATATCAATAGGTCCTCCACCTTGTAATGTCATAGGACTAGGAGCAGTGTCATAATGTTCAGATCGACCAAATCCAATTGGATCTTTATCTTCGTCAGCACGAGCAGACCTGTTTACAACTCCTCTATTTACAAAAACAGATTCGTATGAAACTGTAATACTGTTTTCAGTTGTTTCTCCTCCTGCACTATAATCTAAATTAGAATAAGACCAGTCAGTTATAACTGGATTTACAATAGTAAATGTTGTATACGTATGTTTGGCTAATTGACTGATTTGAATATTACGGAAAAAGGGTTCTATAGAATTATTATCTAAACCGTACCTATAAAGCGGTTTAGTTCCGTCATACGTGTCTTCCATCATGTAATTTAGGGGTTTTTGATTATCCGCCATACTTGCTCCTGGAAGATCAAAATTAAATGAAGGAAGGGCGTCTGTTACTGCACCTATTGCAGTATCCAACAAACTTTCAGATGCATTTGGACTAATAGCAGGTGCTGGATGTCTATGTGCCTTTTGGTATGCTGCTGGAGAAATTAAGTGGTTACCATCATTGAAGTAATATCGATAATATGCTTCTAGTAAAAAACCAGTCAGACCTAAATTATCATCATAAAAAGTCATAGAGATAGGTTCATAGCTTATGCCAGTTTGAACATGTTTAATTCTATTGTATTTTTTACGAGTTTCAACATTTGCACTAAATTTTGGCAAGTCACATCTTTTAACAAGCATTCCCGCTTCAAATTTATGTCTATCTTTTTGCCATTGAGCGTTTGTTTTAGTGACAACATCATCATTAATGTCAAAGTATACATGATAATTAAACTTTGTTTTTGGAGCAAGTCGAAAAGGATTTCTCGATGATCCTGCTCCAAATGCATATTCTGCGTGTCGCCAATCTCCTAAATTACCTTTAGGATTAGTTAAGCCTTGGAAAAGATTATCAAAATTACTTAACATATTTTAAGCTATTTTTATGATCCAATACCAGAGGCTAAGCCTGCGCCAATATCTCTTGCAATACCGCCAACACCTATACCATCCGTTCTCTGCTCTCCTGATGTTTGTAAAGCATTGTCGTATCTAATTGTTAATGATATTGTCACTGCATCAGATGTTGCGTAATTTAAAGAATTATAATTCACACTTTCCAAATAACAACCATATAATTCAAATGTTTCTATAGTCGCCGGTGCTAATGTTCCGTTACCTCCATCTAAAATTTCAATCACTGACTTGAATTTATAATTTTGGCCATATGATGCACTTGCTTGTTCGAAAAAATCAAATTGCTTTGTAAGCTGTCTTCCTACTGCTTTTTGAACATGTGATGATACATCATCTCGTAAATTTAATGTAATTGGTTCCCAAGTATGTTTTCCTGCTAAATTAACTTTACTATTATACACATCTAAAGTCATTTGTTCAAACGATAAATTAGGTCTGCTTACATCTATTACCTGACTGGTAAGTTCTTGTGATTGACTATTACCCCCAAAATTTTCCAGTGTTACCCTGAACCTATATTGCAATTTAGGCATAAGGATAATTGAGCTGCTTTCACCTACCGGAATGCTCATATTTTTTAAACTTGCAGATGGCATTTTAACATATCTCCTTTTTGTTATTATAGTCCAGCAATTTCGCCTGTATTTTTCAATCTCATTGGAATGTAAATAAATTCTATTGCTTTTACTGGTTCAACTGCTACATCTATATATAGCTCGCTTCTATCGATTCTAGCAGGTGTATTGTTACTTGAATCACATACTACTATAAAATCATAAATTGCTCTTAGCGTAACTAATTCTTGTAACAATGTTTCACATGCATTTTGAATTTCTGCTCTTGTAAATCTATCGTTTGCTTCAAAGATATAAGGTTTTGCTAGCCTATTTAATTGACTTCTTAAATAAATTACAAGTCTTGCAACATTTATCCTATCCAAACTACTTGTACCTAATTGTCTTGTTTTTTGACCAAAGTTTACTAATCCTGCTCCTGTAATAAATGTAATTGGATTAATATTGTTTGAATAAAGTGTATCTCTAATTCCGTCATTTAAAACAACAGGTTGAAATTCATTTTCAGCATTTAAAAATCCTACTGAAGAAGCATTTGTAATATTTCCTCTTCTTGTACCTGCAGGAGAAAACCATGGATAAGCAACTTGGTCACTTAATGCGATTGTTCGTAACATCATATGACTGGCAGGTACCATTACATTATTTCCAAAATTATCGCTTGTAAATCCACTTGGATAAAACATTGCTACATACGGATCTGAAGTTGTAACACCTTTATCATTATCTTCTGTAGCTAAATTAACATTATTTGCCCAATTGTTTAATTTTGTTCCGTTAGCTTCTAATCTAAATGGTGTGTCTCCAACAATAAATGAGCTTACATCTCTATCATAATTTAATGATACCATTTCTCCAATAAGTTCCGGATAACCTGGGCAAGCCATTAGGTTAAATCTTCTACTTTCTTTTTCTCGAATGTCTTGATTACTATTAACCATAGCTTGCAAAGCTTGAACAACTACTTTTCTCTGAGCTTTATATCCAAAAGATCCACTTCCGTCTTCTTGATTTCCTGACTCAGTTACCCATCTATCTGTATGATATACGCCAATTGTATCATCATTCATTTTTTGGTCGTTGTATCTTGTGTTTACTTCAGCTAAATTTATATAATTTTTAACATATTTTTTAACATTAAATCCACTTCTCCTTAGATTAAACAGCATCATACCTTTAGGATAAATTGCAGGGTCTGGAGAGTCAGGATCTACATAATCTGAAGCTATTAAATCAGACATCAATCCAGGTTCGTCACTTGAAGCACCTGTTGTATTATATCTTGCATCTGCAAATACTATTCCATCTTCAGTTGTTTGATCACCTGTATCTACAAGTTCCCATCTTTGATCTAATGGTAAGTCTGTTCTAGCTGCATTAAATTTATATAATTTAGGATAATTATCTAAATCGCTAGTGTCTAACCAAACATCTCCAGTTACTAGAGGTGTATCATCTGATTGTGTTTCTGGTAAACTTGCTGCAACAATGACTCCATTTGGATCTGTCATTAAAGTTTCATCTACATTATAATATGGACTTGCAGCCATTTGACCGCTACCATCATACCTAAAGCCTACAAACGCACTTCCATTGTGGACTAATATGTCTACATCATCTACAACTGCATTATACCAAAGTACACCATTTCTATAACTATTAATAATAGGTGAATCACTTGCATCATATGTTAATGGTCGCCATAAACTTGCCCTCAATTGTGTATCGTTTGAATTTTCTACATAAGAAAGGTTGCCTTCTAAAGCAGGAGTTAGGCCAAGTAATGTTAATAAAGATCCAGTTGTATCTTCTAGTTGCATCTCGCCACCTAGTTGATGTTTAATTACAACTTTGTTATTTGCGTCTACTGAAGCTTCTACGTTAGGTATAGCAGAGTTATTAATAGCTTCCGCAACAAGTAAAGAATCTCCTGCATCTCCTTGAGTTGTTACATTGACAGGTATAGCTGCTGTCATATTGATATTTGCGGCTTGGCTTGACATTATAGTAAAAGTATATAATTGAGCAGGCAATGTTCCTGCTGTTACTGCCTTAGATGTAATCGTAGTTTGACCAATATTCCATCTTCTATAAATCTTAAAATTTGCTAATGCAGGATCATCATAACCTGTATTTGAATGAACAAATAATTCGCCAGTTAGTAGATTAGATCCTCCGCCTGCTTTATCCATGTAATATAATGCTGCTACGAATGAACTGTAAACATTTGGATTTGTTGTTTCCCAACTACCAAGATCATCTAACCATTTATTTACAACAAATTTTGCTCCTGAATTTGGTGTAGATGTTTTTAACCATATCGATCCAGTTGGTCTTGGATTAATATCTGATTGTTTAAACGTTGGTATTGAAGTATGTGGTCCTACATGAACAGTAGGAGGATAATAACTATCTGCATCAATTGCATAAGCTGTTAATATTGCTGCATCTCCTGTAATTACAATAGGACTTGTTCCATTTGTATAAATGTTCAATCTACCATTAGCTGTGTCTGCTGATAGGTAAGCTAAATTTAATCCATTTATTCCATCTCTTAATGAAGCAAGTGTATCGCCATTTTGTAATTGTATAGCGGCTCCATCTATGACAAATTGTCCTGCTTCTGTTAAAGGTACATTGACATTTCCCGAAGTAATTGTTGGCCAACTTTTTCTCCACGCTTCGCTTCCTACTTGATGCCATCCTGCTGCTGATCTATAATATACTTTAATTAAAGTTGTTGTATTAACTACAGCATAAGAACCAACTGATCCTATCGCATTTTTCGGATTGTTGTCAGAATCAACATCATTAGGATCAGTAATTATTGTTGGAACTTTATTTGTAAATACTTGTCCTCCTGCAATAATTGCATCACTATTCCATTCTTGTATTCCGTAAACTGTTTTGCTTGAATCTAACCAATATGATCCATCTGTTGGGTCTTCTCCTGGTGCAGAAATTTTAGGCTCGAGCTGATTTAAATCAATGTTTGCTCTAGTCACAAATGCTCGATTAGAAACTCCTAAAAATGAATAAGCAGCCTGTAGTCCATACTCATTTAATTCACTTCCATGGATAGGTGTGTTATTGTTGTCTACCTTAAATATCGGATCGCCAAATGTATCTACTAAATCTCTTTGAGATGTAATAAGATATGGCACTCCGGCATTTGCAGATAGTGTACCCTCGGCAGTACCTGAACCTGCCCCATTTAATTTATTTTCAGCTGTAGCAATGAAAATCATAGGAAGTGTACCTGGCTCTGCTGGTACATAAAAACTTTCATCTACAACGCTTACTTGAACTCCTGGTGATAATAAAGCCATTTCAAGAACTCCTCATGTTAAAATATGTCTTTTCTACAAGTATTTATGTATTTTGTTGAAAAAAATATTATTAGAACTGCATGAAAAAGGGGCGTAAAAGGTGACATAAATAAATTTATGAGACCATTGTGCATTTGCCGTCAGCGACCTGCGGCTGTAAATTATAAAAAAAATGGTAAAATTTACTATAGGAAAAAATGTGAAATTTGTTTGAAATATAATCAAACAGGTGTAGGAATTCCAAAATGGAAATTAGCTGGTTATGAAAAGAAAAAATTCTGCGAAAAATGTAGATTTCAGAGTACATATGCAGAGCAATTTAATGTTTATCACATTGATGGTAATTTAGATAATTGTAGAATTACAAATTTAAAAACAATTTGTGCAAATTGTCAACGTATACTTCAACGCGAAGGAGTTAAATGGAAGCAAGGTGATTTATTACCTGATTTTTGAATTTATCCAATAATAAAACCGTATCCTGAACCTCCAGGAATAGCAGTTGCAATTTCTTGCTCTAATTTTTCCATTTCTTGTTGTGCTTCATTTTTAAGAGTATCTCCGTTTAATTGTCCTCCACCTTGTGGACCAGCTATTGTTGCAAACTTAGATCTAGCTTCGCCTAGCATCATTTTACACAAAGCTAATGAATAATCTCTAATCCAATTTTTTGCCATATAATCGTCGAGTAATTGTTCATCTGGTCTATAATTGTAACATTCTAAAAGTAATGTTTCTTCTGCTTGCGGTCTTTGTAGAATTGTTATAGTGTGTGTTGTTCTACTCCAATTAAATTCTATGAAGGATCCAAACATTCTACCTACTAACTCTTGATACTGCGAAAACATATCATAAGTTGCAAGACCACCTAAATTAGAACTAGCTAACAAATATGTATTTGTATAAGCTAAATTGAAAGGTTCGTATAAACTTCCACCATCACCGCCACCAGTTCGTGAACCTATACTTCTTCTAAAAATTTTTTTCACTTCCACAATTTCTGGAGGTAGTACATATGCGTTTTGATCAATTATTGTTGGCATAAAAAAATATCCTTTTTCGATACTATTTTCAGATCTTTGCCTAAATCGTGATAATGCTTTAGATAAAGCCGTTTCGTAATGTTGAGGATCTAACTCAACATCTATCATTCCACCGCCTAACATTGTATGAATGTAAGTAAAAACATCTTGTTTTTTTGTTGTATTTCCTGCCATTATAATATCTCCTTTAATATTTATCTTTAACTAAATATACATATGCCAAGACTTTCTTTATATAAACCTGAAAAAGGTAAAGACTTTGAATTTATAGATGCAAGAATATTTGAAATGTTTACTATTGGTGGAACTGATATAAATGTACACAAATATTTAGGACCTAAAACGCCTGAAGGAGATGCTGTAACACCGGCAACACCTGGAGGTGCAGATATTTTTGATCCTGCAAGTGTAAGTATACAAGATTTATTATTTTTAGAAAATAGAGATAAAAAATACGAACCAGACATCTATACGTTTAGAGGTATTTATAATGTACAGGATATTGATTTTAATCTAACTCAATTTGGACTTTTTTTAAATAATGATACTATTTTTATTACAATCCATATTAGAAGCACAGTAAAAACTATTGGAAGAAAGCTGATTGCTGGTGATGTATTAGAATTACCTCACCTAAGAGACGAATATGCGCTGAATGATTTAAATACTGCTTTGAAAAAGTATTACGTTGTTGAAGAAGTTAGTAGAGCGTCAGAAGGATATAGTCCAACATGGTATCCACATTTATACAGATTAAAATGTAGACAAATATTTGATAGTCAAGAATACAATGATATTTTTACTTTACCTGTAGACGAAGATGTTCCTGCAGAAGGTTCTTTACGCGACTTAATGTCTAATTACGAAAAAGAAATAGCAGTAAATGATGCAATTATTGCCCAAGCAGAATACGATGCACATAAAAGTGGATTCGAAACACGGCATTTTTGGTCTATTCAAAGAGATGCGTTAGGTAATGTAGAGATAGTTACTGTGGATAGTACTACACTTGATGCAAGTTCGGGAGAACTAGCTGATAGAATTATGCAAACACCTGAAAGAACAGGTTATGTAGGTTATCTATTAGGAGATGGGATACCCCCAAATGGTGAAATTTTTGGGTTCGGAGATGCATTTCCAGAACTTAATGAAGCTGGAGATTATTTTTTACGAACTGATTTTATTCCAAACAGATTGTTTAGATTTGATGGAACACGATGGCGTAAAATAGAGGATGCGGTTAGACATACTCTAACTAACACCGATGAAAGAAATACCCTAGTAACTTCATTTATAAATAACAAAAACCAAACAGTTATTGATGGCGAGATTATTGAAGAACGCCAAGGAATAAATGAAGCATTACGGCCTAAAGTAGATAATCCTTGAGAATAAATTATGCAATATTTTTATGATGGGCAAGTTAGAAAATACGTAACCCAAGCTATAAGACTTTTTAGTAATTTTAATATCAGAGATGTAGACGGAGAATTAAGACGAATTCCAGTATTGTATGGAAATCTTTCAAAAGAAGTTGCGTCTATTTTAAATGACAATTCTGAAAATAAATTTCCAAGTGCTCCGAGAATGTCGGTTTATATAACTGGACTTGAACAAGATAGATCTAGAACTTCTGATTACAGTTTTGTAAGTAAAATCAATGTTACTGAGCGACAATTTGATCCTGTAAAGAACGAATACTTAGCAACAAGAGGAAAAAATTATACTGTTGAAAGACTGATGCCTACTCCATATATATTACGGATTAATTTAGATATATGGACAACGAATACCGATCAAAAGTTACAAGTTTTAGAACAATTGTTGGTTTTGTTTAATCCGACTTTAGAAATACAAAAAAGTGATAATTTTATAGATTGGACCAGTTTAACAATTGTGAATTTAGATAGCATTAGCTATTCAAATCAAGTTACTGGATCATCTACAGGAGATGATATTGATATCGCCTCATTGTCTTTTTCTATTCCAATATGGATTACTGCTCCTGTAAAAGTAAAAACATTAGGTATAATTACTTCTATAATTACAAGTATATATAATGAACAAGCTGGTAATGTTGAATTTGATATGACGGTACCTCAAATGCAAGCCTATATTACAAATATTGTATCAGCAGATATTAGGAATAAAATTAAATTAGACGAAGATGGCAATGTTGTAAGAATTAAGCAAGAATCATCAACTATGTTTAAAAAGGATGTAGATAGTGTACAAGTTACTACCTATCACAATTATGATTTGTATGTTTATCAAGATAAAATAGAACTATATCAATTTGGTAAAACTACAGGAACTTTTTGGTATGATATTTTTACAGCTTCTAAAGAAGAATTTGAAGATGGTATTAGTGAAGTAAGATTGCAAAGAAAAGATAATGATTATGAAATAATTGGAAAAATGTCGTTAGACACGCAAGATCCAACTATAATGAATGTAGTATGGGATATAGATACACTACCTAGTGATACTATTCTAGCAGGAGCAACATCTATAAATTACATAATAGATCCTGTTAAAACAAATCCAACAGATATTAAAACACCTGGTTTAAGATTGTTATTATTAAATGAAGGAATTGGCTCAGCAGACAATATAGATGGAGCAGATGCATGGAAAAATAATGACAATACAGATTTTGTAGCAAATGCTAAT